CGAACTACATAACCTTGTTACAACTGAGTTTCTAAAGCGAGTCAAAAGTGGCGAAGCTTCTACTCAAGATCTCAAGGCAGCCTGTGAATGGCTTAAAACAAATGACATTAGCGGTATAGCAATAGAAGGAAATCCACTAGCCAAGCTTGCAGCCGTTATGCCAAAGGTAGACCCCGAACTAGTACAGAGCAGACTTTATGGCAGGAAGCACAGCTGAGTATTACAGGAGTAATCCTGAAGCTCGTAAAAAAAGGCTTAAACAACAAAGCGCATATCAGAAAACAGCAAAGGGTAGTCGAATTAAAAAGAATGCTAACAAGCTTAATAGAAAACTTGGTACTTACGGAAATGGTGATGGAAAAGACGCTGCTCACTATAAGGGGAGCACTACCAAAGGAAGAACCCAAATCCCATCTATTAATCGTAAAAGCAGACTTAAAATCCGTAAATGACCCCACTACTACCAACCCCTGATCACTATTTATTCAACCTAATAACCATGACAAGTCCTGACGCAAAACGTTTGTGGCGAAAAGCCATTAAGGAGAAATTCAATTGTCAATGTGTTTATTGTGGAAACAACTATGAAATTAATCAACTTACACTCGATCATGTCAAAGCTAAAACAAACGGTGGAGAAGATCTTACAAGCAATTTGGTACCCGCCTGTAGAGCGTGTAATCAGGGCAAAGGTAGCAGTCATTGGCTCAGATGGATGCGTCAAACATTTGGACGTAACCATTCCAGAGAACAACTTATTCTAAATCACATCAGGTAATTATCATGCCATATGGAGCAATATCAGCAGGGTTGAAGGTAGCCTCTGCAGCAGCAAAAAAAAGAAAAGCTAATGAAGCAAAACTTAAGAAAGATAGAGGTCTAAAAAAAAAATTAACAGTATCTAAAACTAAGCGAAAAGCAACTAAACGTAAAAAGCATGGTTGCGATTAATGGCAAAGAAAAAAGAATTTACAGGTACAGCAACCTATGAGTCTCCAAAGGACAAAGCTGATGCAAAAGAATATAAAGAGATGAGGGAAGCTAAGGAATCATATTTTGAAGAGAGAGGAAAGCAGTTTAAAACGATGAGGTAGGGTATGGCTGATCGTGAAGAACTTAAAAAAAAGTTTGGAGATAGTAATCAAAAAGCTTATCAAGAAAGAGTAGATGAACGCATATCTCAACAAGAGTATGAAGCAGCCTCTACTACTAAATCAAAAACAATTCAAAAGAGACTTGTTGACGAAAAAGTACCTTCTAGTAATATCGAATGGATGAATAGACATCATCCTGATCTGAGTGATAAATATGAACAATATGTTAGAATACAATCTTCTAAATTAAATAAGGCTGCTCAGTATTTATCAGATGAGTTAGGTATTCAAATACATAAAGAACATCCTATTTCTGTGTCAGGTTCTGGTGATGTAGAACTTACTCCAACAACATCTATGTCTGATAGAGGTCCAAATGACCAAGGTTTTTCAGGTGATGCTCGTTTTAATAGAAGACTTAATGCTAACAACGCTTTCAACAGACAAGATCTAGATCAATTAGGTATAGCTAGTAATTTTCAATATTCAGCAGCAAACTTTGTAACTGATAGACCTGATATTAAAGATCCATCAGTAAGAGCAGAGTTAGGTCTAAAACCTATAGGACCAAAGGTAAGTAACTTAGGAATGCTTAAACTTCAGCAAGGGGATCTAAATGTAGATACCTTACAGATGAAAATGTTTATTGAGCAGGATCTAAAAAACTCTGGTTTTGATATTAATACAGATCAGAAAGCTAAGTTAGGTGCATTTCTACTTGATCTTGATAATAAGGAACAAGTTGTAAATGCTCAAAAACATGGTGGTAACTGGGATCTTCAAACTAAATTCAAACATAATAATCCTAAAGGAAGTGAAAGGTTTGAACAAAGATTCTTAGAAAGTAAAAATGCTATACAACGTAAAAACCCAGAATTTACTCAACTACCTTCTCAAGCTGCTACCAATCCTAAGTCGTTATTTAAAGAAGTAACAAAGGTAGGTGGTAAAAAACTTCTAAGAGAAGTAGTTAGAAAGATGGGTGGTTCAAACAATGTTCTAGCTAATATCACTGGTGATCTTATAGGAGTTACTATGGATGGTATATCCTATGCTCAAACACGAGATCAAAAACAACTTGTTGATTTAGCTCTCAGTGGAGGGCAAGCTCTATCAAGTTTAGGTGCTATGGGAATGGCAATGCTTCCTATACCTGGAGCAAGACCTGGTGCTTTTATGTTAATGAAAGTAGGAGATAATCTTGCTAAAGTTGAAAAGATATATAACCTCACAGGGGGATTATCGGCTACACACCGCCTGAAAGTTAAGAAGTAACCAAACACACATGACCAACCCTTTAGAGGCCTTACAGGCCGATTTCAAGCTGTTTCTGACCGCATTATGGGAACAGCTTGACCTCCCTCCTCCAACAAGAGCACAGTTTGCTATTGCAGACTACTTACAACACGGACCAAAGCGTCTACAGATCCAAGCTTTCCGAGGAGTCGGTAAATCATGGATCACTGGAGCTTTTGTCTTATGGACACTATTCAAAGACAAAGAAAGAAAGATAATGATTATATCTGCATCTAAAGAACGTGCAGATAACATGTCTATCTTCCTACAGAAACTAATCATTGAAACACCGTGGTTACAACACCTACAACCAAAAAGCGACGAGGCAAGGTGGAGTCGTATCTCCTTCGACGTACAATGCTCGCCTCATCAGGCTCCAAGCGTAAAAAGCGTTGGTATTACTGGG